TTGTCTCCGCTGTACTCCTTGTGGAATACAGTGCAGTAGATTCCTTCGGATCCATCTTCAGGGTCGACCAGCCGTTGGTACGCATACACGATTTCTATTAGTTCATTTGCTTCGTAAGCGTTATCGGTCAAGCTAGTACTACGGCGGCCTTCCTGTTCTCTTTCAAGGCTATCAATGTTTACCCCTCGGTAGTGCTCAATGATGTAGTCAACGAAGTCTGCGTCCCAGCCTGAAGTTGCTACTTTGTTCTCTAGTTCTTGAGCTGTATAGTAAGTCCGCCAGAAGCAGTAAGGCGCTCGCTGCGGATCAGTTACATACGGAGGAAAAAAGAAGTCCCCGTCTGGGGCTAGCGTCTTGATTTCTGGTGCGTTGATCTGCCTGCGAACTACAGGTAGCTCGGCCTCGCCTGCATCCCTAAGTTCCTTCAGTGCTTTCTTTGCACGTTTTTCTGTGACGCCTTCAAAAATGTTTTGCAGAATAAAGACCAGCTCGTCGTCTTTTTCTCCTGACTGCACTGCCCCAAAAATATTTGGGTCAAGTTCTGCAATCTGTTCTAGTGTAAGTTTTTGCAGAAACTGTCGGTCTTCACTATGCCACCCAACGTATGTAATTAAGAGGCCTCGCTCTAGCAAGTAGTTAGCGCCTAGTTCCATTTCACGCTTATAGCGTGGAATATATCCGCTGGTAGTCATCCACTTCAGGAACGAAGACACGATCTCTGCACGAGAAATGTCGCTGGATTCTACTGGGTAAGCCCGAATGTTTGAACGGTTAAGCGAAGACATGAAGAGGGACACCAGTCGTGTAATGCGTTCGTCGATTACGTGACTCTCTGTATCAGATGCGCCTTCCCATGGGAATGCGTCTGCTCCATGCTTGCGGTGATCACGGCTCTTGCCTGGCCACCAGTTTCTGCGGTCGTCGTAACTTGTACGACATAAATCAAAATAGGACTCCAGTTCGTTTACCGTTTCGTCGTAGGCGTTACGCAGTGCATTTATATCGGGGTTTGCATCAACGTATGTTAAGGCTTCAAAAGTAGATTTATTTTGCATTTAATTTTTTTCGGATTGATTTTGTCATCTCGTGGATGTAACCCTTGTGAACGCCAATTTTATCACATAATTCTTGTGGAAGCATAGCCTTGTCTAATTCGTGCCTTACATGACGATTCAGATACTCCCATCCAGCTAGACGGTGCACCTGTTCTTCGATCCATTCTGGATCTAGAGTAATATCTTTTTTATCGGACATAACGATAAGATGTGCCCCTTTCGTCTTCAATGGCTTCGACATTTACATTTTTACCTTTTGTTAGCCAGTCCTCAAACTTACGAGCAATAACCATTGGTACCTTCTTTTTTATTTCGTGTATGTAAACATAGATATAGCTGCGGTTCGGAGCCTTTGAATGCACTATGCCCCTGTATCGCTTAGGCATAAGCTCTGGTATATCAACGGCTTCGGCCAGCAGTTCCTGCCCTTCTTCGTTTATCCACCTGGCGTAGCCAGTGCCCGTAATGGTATGCTCTGGTAGCTTTGTTTCTACTAGTTCTACAATTTCATCTACTTGCACTTCGTGCTCTGCAGCTATTGTCTTAAGTCTTTTCTTAGGCATATTAATATCCTCCTTTATTTGTTCTGGTTGTTTGCATGGATGCACTGGACATAAAGTCTGGTCCTTCGCCTCCGTTAGACATTCTTAAGTATCGTATTACGTCGAAGAAATCCTTTAGTGGTTCGTCTGGTTTTCCCTGCTTGTTATAGTTTATCAGACTATCTATAAGGTTTCCGCAGTCCTTGTGTATATAGCACAGTGGCCTGTTACTTGCATCAATGCTTACGTTAGGGTTGTAGTTAAACCAGTCGTCCAGGGCTGTAATGCCCTGGTCTTCCATTGCTCCGTTTGACGGTATAAAGCTAAGACCAAAATCATAGAACGAAGTAAACAGGTCGTCGTTGTTTTCGTTTTCTTTTGCAAAGAACCTGGAGTCCCCGATGCGCTCGGTTACTTCTATACCTAGGTCCTCTTCGATTTCTTTGAATAGCTCGCAGTATCCTTCTACGTTGAGGCCTACCTTCTTAGATGCTGGGCCGTATCTCCACTTGGGATCTCCGAAGATTGCCCACTCCCCAAAGCTGTCACGGTCTGGCCACTCCTTTCGGATGTACACCTCTCCGTTGTCGTTTACTCCAGCCCAGATGCAGGTGTAGTTCCTTGCGCCTGCAGGGTCAACTACCTGGTAGCAACTGAACTTGGACTTATTCGATATATCGGGGAACTGCATCCCGTATTTGTTTGGCTCCGCCGTAAGTACATTGACCTCTGTATTAAAGTAAGGAAGCAAAGCATTTGCTGATTTAACTGGGACGCCGTAGGCACGGACCAGTATCTCTGAGTCAGGCCTACCTACTAAGTCCTTGGCTATACGTTCGTAACCACCAAACGGGTTTTCGTCTGAGTGCAGGTAGATTACAGAGGCATCACGGCTAGGGCTGTATTGCTCTATAGGCACCGCCTTGTTCTCTAGCAAAGCCGCAGGCTTTGTCTTAAGGGTCTCTGCGTTCTTTAGGTACTCTGATATAAAAGGGGTATAGCCATCGATAGGTGTAAATCCTATAAGCATCTTGGAGTCCCGAGTAGCCAGACGGAATCTAAGGGTATTGACTAGAGCTGCATCTCCAAGGTATTCGTCCAGCCAGGCGCCGATGTTCAGCCCTTCGGGCTGCCTGAACCCGAACTCGAAACCTTCTAGGATAGTCTGGTTATTGCTGTACTGCGTATAGGTCTTGAAGTCTACACGTGTCCTGGTATCTGGAAAGATAAACGACGATGCAGTGAACCCGTTCTGCATAGAGTAGTTAATGTATCCGTCTACGCTCTTAGTCTTGCGCTTGAACTCCTTGGGCATCATCTCCCAGATTGCAGCCTGCTGCACCTTTATGGACGTATCTGCGTTCTGAGAGAAGCATACGATATGACCGTCCATGCTTTCGGTGACGGCCTCCATGAGCATCTTGGCGCAGCCAGTGGTCTTGCCGCTGCGGTTACCACCTAGTGCCAGGACTTCGTTGTTCTTCTGAAGGCCGTTGCGGATCCTGCCCCAGCCCTCTAGGTCAAAGCCGTATCGCATAGGATCCTCTTCAGCTGCTTTGATTCTACCTTCGTGAGCCTCGTGCAGGGCCGCTAGTAGCTGAGGGTCCTGCTCTCCAAGCAGGACTATTTCCTCGTCCGTAGGAGGACGCACTATAGGGTGCTCTGTAAACGTAATAGGCATTACTTAGACTTCTGCGGCTGCTCAGTCTTTGGTGCTACTGGCTTTTTACTCCAGTCAATGTCGTCGTAATTCTTGCGCTGCTTGGCAGCGTCGTGTCCCTTTCGGGGTGCGCATCCTTTACCCATCTGTGTCCTCCTGTACTAGTTCTGCTTCTTCAGCTTTCTTGAGATTAGCGATCCTATCTCGGGCCGCTTTAATAGTTTCTTCGTAGTCCTCCTGAGTAATGACCTGGCGGTCCTCTGTTATCTGCGTGGCTTCGCCACGTGAAGTAAAGGCCTGCCTTGCTGCATTGGACACAGAGATCGAAATTTCTTTTAAGTCCCTTACCGTAGGCTTTAGCTCTCCTGACTCTAGGTCTTCCCTTACGGAGTTAATCAGGTCCTCCTCTAGGCTACTGAGGTTCAGGTAGTTCTTAGCGGCAATCTTGCCGCTTAACTCTTTGAACTTACCCAGGTGATCGGTGTAGTCCGACAGGACGCTGATCACGGTTTCCCTGTTGATTCCGTACTTCCTTACTATCCTAGTCTGGCTACTGCCAGTGCTATACAGATACAGGATGGACGCAACCTTTTCGGGGCTGTGCCTAGATAGGCTGCGGACCTTATCAATCTCTTTCTTCTCGGCTACTTCCCATATGGCGCCCTGGATTTCCTGCATCAATGCAGCCTTTTCATCAGCAGAATTATTCTTTGGTTCCTCTAGCATTTCTTCATTATTTATAAATAGGACTTGACAGTCAAGTAAAAACTAGTGTATAATGCTTTTATACTCCTTAGGGAGTTCATACCTTAAGTTCTTTTCCTGGCCCGTAGAGGCCAGGGAAATAAGGAAGCACCAAAGACAAGAGACTCCTTAAGGAGTACAGGAACCTAGTTAGGTGGCCCTGGCTTTGCCCTATGAGTTGGGTATTTTTTTGAGGTGGGGTTTATGAAATACACAAAAATCTAGTCAGTTAATGATAGCCCCCCACCCCCCTAACTGAGACTGGGTCGCAACAACAACGTCCGTAGGTATATTGAGACTGAGACTCATTAACGACAGGGCTAGCATAAGCATTCCTACTGCAGTGCGCTGGCATAAGCTCGGCTAATCCCAAGGGCGGCGCTCGTGTGACATAAGTTTTTCTTCTTCGATGAGTGAAAGGATCACAACATGAGTTCTTCTACTTTACTCTACTCCAATCTCCCAGCATAAGCATATCTACTTTAGGTGGAGGGGCTATAGGGCTTATTGAGACAGCAATCTCATTAAGATGAAAATGCCCCGTATGGCCTTCCGACGGCCTGCGAGAGGTAGGGTGCCAGTCGAAAATCGGACGCCGTGTAGGGCTTTCTAGGTGCCCTGCTGTGGATTTTAGATTTTGACCCTTTACTGATAATCAACGACTTACAAAAGCGTATCAACGACTTACAGAAGCGTTATCAACGACTTACGTAACTATATAGGCGGCTTGAGGCCGCCATCTTTACAATAGTTTCATTATTTTGGATACACGGTTTCAAAACTAGTGATAAGAAAGATCGCAATAGACTTGACAATGCACAATCTATTCACATACTGGAGGTGCAGTTCCCGTTCTTTGACAGTCCAAACGCTACCGACTCTGGGGTGACACTCCAGATGGCCGATCCGTGCATTTGCACCATAAGATCAGGAAGTGGATAGGTGGCCGCCAAGCGGCCTCGATGACGTAGCAGGTGGGACATAGATTGGTAACCCAGCCGCATACTGCGGCGGTCACAAGCCCGCATAGATGGGGAGTGCCAATAATCAACACATCAAAATTATGATACTAAATGGAGTAAAAACCGCTATGAACAATCTTCCCGAAACTATTATCAACATCAACTCAAAGGGCGATGACGAGGATAGCAAGCGAGTGAAGTCGGAGCTTATCGAATACGCCATCGAAACGCTGTTGCAGTCATATCTGGAGACGCACGAAAGCGAAGATGGTCGGGAGATACTGAAGGCAAAGCTCCTCCTGCACGAACTATCTAAAGACCTGTAATCCAACAGCCTGTAGCCTAACCGCTACGGGCTTTTTGGGTAGAAGCATACTGCTTCTTCCTAACACATAACCAATCAAAAATATGACTGAGAAAAACGAAAGTTTTATCCGCTATGTAGTAATCACAACTGACGGCTATTGGGGCAAAGACCCAGAGCTAGAGGTCGCATTGAAAAATGCCAAGGTCAACTCCTTCTACAACTTGAATTCCAAAAAGAAAGGGACTCCCGTAGCACACATCTACCGTGTGGAGCTTGACCCAGTCGAAAGCGTCTGGAACGAGCAAACCAAGGCAGACCTCAAGCGATCCCGAATTACCCTTACAGGGTATGAGGACGGTGACCTCATCGAACCTTGGGTCAACGACTGGGGTTCCCTTCAAGCATGGGGAGCCAAGTCATCCGAGAAAATGATCAAACTCAAGATCAAGTAATCCCACAGCTCGCACCCCACAAGGTGCGGGCTTTCTGGGTAGACGGATGTCCCGTCTGACTAACACACAACCAATAAAACTATGATACAAGCAATCATCTCCTACGAGTCTGGCGAAATGAGCCAAGACGAAACCATACAATTCTTTGCCGAGCTAGTGATGACAGGTTTCATCAACGCAATGCAAGGGCACTACCAACGCACCGCTCAAGACTTAATTGAGCAGGGCATAATCTCCGAAGACGGGGAAGTAAACTAACACATAACCAATAAAACTATGACAGATTATAATAAAGTTCTCCGCTCCTTCATTCACTTCCAAGAGGCCGCAGGCTTCAAGCTAGTTTCAGCTAGCGACGGTGAAGACCGCATCAAAGATCCATCTACTACAGAAGCCGTTGACTGGGTGCTTGGCACCGAAGAAGGCTCACTGTCCTTCGCCAAAGACGGGCACGGCATCACTGCCTATGTCATCATCGGCAACGAGGCCTCGGCTACCATCTATGACTTCGGTAACTCGAAAGACATACCTGCCAAAACCCTCAAGGAGTCCGACGATGCGTGGACCGCATGGATGGACAAGTGGGACGCACTGGAAGCGTAACCCAACCCTCAGCCTGCACCTTAATCGGTGCGGGCTTTCTGGGTAGACGCATACTGCGTCGCACTAACACGCAACCAATACAAACTATGACTATAGAAAAATTATCTACCGTCGAGCTATGGCTCGCCTTAGACAAACTCAACAGCGTTGCTTACGCATCGCTTTCCTACGAGGAAAAGGCACTACTAATAGATGTAGCCAAAGAACTAGAACACAGACGAAAAATATAATGAAGACATTTAGAATCATTCTAATTACAGCACTTACCGTGCTGTCGAACGCCTCGGCTAATCAGTCCGAGATCGTGACGGCTACACTCATCCTAGAAGCGGGCGGAGAGCACGCTGAAGGGGCTATGCAGGCAGTGCATGAGGTTATACTCAACCGAGCCGTCAAACGCAGGCTCACGGCCAAGCAGGTGTGCTTACAGCGCAAGCAGTTCAGCTGTTGGAACAGCGGCAAGATTGCTACCCTGCTAGCCAAGGCAAAGCGGCACCCTCGGTGGCACGAAGCGCTTGCTATCGTGCACTCAGCCCCGACTAATTACACGGGCGGTGCCGATCACTATCACGCTGACTACTGCGACCCATACTGGGCTAGCTCCATGCAAAAGACTTGCAAGATCGGTCGGCATATCTTCTATAAATAACTAACTAACAAACACCTAACCAACACAAACTATGGAACCTAAAAAACGAATGACCGCTTGGACAATACTGCCCGAGCCTAAGCCCGCATGGGAACAATTCAAACGCCTCCTAGTGGAGGCCGACGATGACCCCGCTAAAGCTCACGACATCTTTGTCCAGAGGCTACGCATCAAGGCACTACGAACCTGTAATTTTGAGGCACCACCACGCATGGTGAATGAGTTCAGAATCTTTACAGAGTGCGCACCCGCCGAGATGCTGACCGACTGGGAAGAGTGGACGAGAGGATAACCAACTAACACAAACTAACTATGAAAAAAATAATATACCAACTACATACAGAGGTGCAAGATGCACTCAACGAACCCGAGCCTCACGATTACTACGAGAGGCTTGAGAGGATTGAATCCTTGGTAAAGAAGTTAAGAGCTACGAGCGAGGACACCATGATCCTGTCTCGGACGGCATACAACAAGGGGTTCGCAGACGCTATGTCTGGGGACAACTTCAACCCTCCATACGAAATCAAAGACGATCGGCACGCCGACTATTCATTCGGGTTTCAAATGGGATGCAAAGAATACGAATCATAACTATGACAACTAAATCAAACCTACAGATCGGACAGGCCTACATCGTGGACAACAAACCGATGGTGCTGACCGACATAACATACGGGAGGCACAGCTTCACCGACGGGTGCTACGGCTTTGGCCGCACCCTCGGTCGCCGTCCTTCGGACTCCAAGATCCTCGACCGTCTTCAGATTGCTGAAGGCGTTGACCCAAAAGCTATACTCGACAAGCTACAAGATAGCGTGCATAGTATGGTTCGATTCTACAAAAACAAATAACATGTATCCATTTATGAAAACAAATACAGAAATACAATCGGACTTCAACCGCTACTGGCTGGAGCCTCTCGAAAATGCACTGCAAGAAATTAGCAAGTGCGACGCACGCCAAGCTCCTATACGGGAGCAGGGCTATACTCACTTGGCCAAGGCCGAGCTTTCCCAGATCCGAGTCAGCATTCGATACCTCCAAGAAATCCTTGGTGATGCAGAAGATGCAGACGAGGGGTCATTAGCGCAGTGCCTCGGGCACGACGTCAAAGGAGAACTCAACAAGCTATCACTATGAGCGATACTAAAAGCACTAACCCCAAGGACAGAGTAGGTATCCGCAAGGCACCTATCTCTGGCCTGCCTGCTCCAGTCCTAATGGAGTGCGGCCTAGTAAAGTTGCACGGAGACTTGAAATACGGAGCCTACAACTGGCGCCAAGAGGGAGTCCGAGCATCGGTATACTACGACGCTGTATGGCGGCACCTCACGGCTTGGTACGAGGGCGAAGACCTCGACCCAGACTCTGGTGAGCATCACATAGCGCACGCAATGACAGGCCTAGCAGTCCTACGTGACTCTCAAATGTTTGGGAACTGCGTAGACGACAGGCCTAGATCTCACAAGCGAGGATGGTTGAAGGGCATGAACTGCCGTGCCGCCGACATGATCGATAAAGCTAACGATGCAAGAGATGCAAAAGGTCATTGACATCAGCGCTGTATTCCTTAAGGATTATTCTTACTAAGGAGATGCCCCTGTAGGGGGCACTTCCTTAAGGAGTTATTCCTTAATTATAACTAGCACACAATACAAGTCAAGCACAATTATGAAATACGAAACAGGCACTACACTAACGGGCAGTCATGGGAGGTTTACTCTCACGGACTGCGAGGTCATCGGCATCAGAGAATCCGACGGAGAGGAGACGTGGTTATACACGTGGTCTACCGACGAGGATCGTCGAGTTTTAACTACAGGAAGGGAGCTGTCTGAAGCAATTGCAGACGGCGCCGTCCTTCAGCATCAATAGATCAAGCACCATGCACGAACTACAGATAAGCACATACCCCAACGGGGTAGCAAGGAAACTAGGACAGGACGTTGTTGTGCAACGCCTGAACCTATTGAATAAGTTCGATGACTGCACCATCGAAGAACTCCAAGACGGAGATCAATACTTCGTCCCGACTCATGAGCTCCCACAGCGTAGCGCAGAGGACATCTTGAACTACATCGAAGAAAATCAAATCGACATCATGCACATGATCAGTAGCGATGAAACCGAGATCGAACTGCACTCGCACAAGACTCAACTCGTCGAGACGCTCTGCACTGACTCGGTCCGTGATGCCATCAACTATCTGATGGATATGTCCGAGGAAGAAATATGATTGACAGGGCATAGGGTGAGCCTCTTAATACTAGGATGGCTCACTTCTATGACTGCAATGATACACTCGATGCCTTCCTTCGGGAGGACATAAGCACCGTAGCACAGGCTCGCAAAGTCCGTGCTATTTATCCCAGCGTTACCACTGTCCTAAGCATCTGCAAAGATGAGTTCCTAGATGGAATATATAAGCCCCGCATGATCACCGATCTTGCACGGGAGAACCCAACGCTACCATGGCAGGCCGTAGAGAAGATGACCTACGGGACAAGACAGCACCCGAGCGACGGGCGGAGCATACCATCGTCGGACTTCGGGACTGCAGTGCACAAGAGAATCGAAGAGCTAGTGCAGGCCAAGTTGCACGGGCACGAGGTGCCCGAATGCCCTTTCACTGAATGGGCTACACCTTTCCTTGACTGGATCGAAGACGAACAGGTCAAGCCAGTAGCTACTGAGTGCATCATAGCAGACAGACTGCTTAAGATTGCAGGTAGCGTAGACTTCGTGGGATACGACTACGATGGTAACCTTTTTCTGGCGGACTACAAGTGCCGCACCAATACACGGGGCAAGGCCAAGGTGTACGACAAGGACTGCGAGCAGTTGGCCATCGAGGCCTTCATGATTCAGCGGCAATACAACTTGGACTACACGCCCGAGTGCAGGTCAGTAGTCATTGACTGCGACACCAAGAAGCACTGGCACCACGTATGGAGCACCGACGACGTGAAGAAGGGCATCGCCAACGCAAAGCTAATGGCGAAACTTTACTGGAACAAGCGCATGAAAAA